GCAGGCGTCACAGAACTCGATAAGCCGTGGACAACGTTCAATCGCAAGAACGCTGGCGAGCCGAATGGCATTCTCGTTCCGCAGTATGCGGGTGAGCTTGTCATGGATACAACGAACAATGTGTTGTGGAAGGCAATGGCATTTATCAGTGATTGTTGGGTTGCGTTGACTTCGTTCTGATAGGAGGCGGTTATTAAGATCGTAGGCAAACCACGCGGTATTGGAATTGGTACCCCGCGTGGTATGACAAGTGTCAGTGGTAAGGCAAATCCTACACCAGCGTTGGCAACGGTAGCCAATGCACAAGGCAAGCGTTCGAAGATGTCGAAGCGGAAGTTGTTTAAGTCAAACAAGAAATAGGAGAGCGGTCCATGCGTCATCGAATTGGTCGTCCCCGTTTCATGCAAAGCTTCGCATCAGGTGGTGCAGGCACGCCATTCGCTGCAACTACAGCGGTTGAGGTTTCGTTTGCTCCTGCGGGGAATATCAGTTCGACCAATGTACAGGCTGCGTTGCAAGAGTTAGATAACGAGAAGGTTGCGAAGGCCGGTGACACGATGACCGGCTTTCTTGTTTTGAATGCACCGCCTGTTCTTGATTTGCAAGCCGCGACTAAGAAATACGTGGATGACAAAGTTGCCGCTGGTGGTGGTTACACTGACGAGATGGCGATGGATGCTGTCGCCGCGATGATAAAGAACGGCACGAATATTACGTGGGTGTACGATGACGTTTTGAATAGTTTGACTCCAACAGTCAACGTCACGAACATGGCGGCAGGAAGTGTTGGGTTTACTCCTGCTGGTAATGTTGGTTCGAACAACGTTCAGGCTGCGATACAAGAATTGGATAATGAGAAGGTCGCTAAGGCTGGCGACACGATGACTGGAAATTTAGTTATACAGAAAGCTGCGCCGCGATTGTCGTTTGATGCGACTGATGCGAATGGTCCGTATATTGAAGTGAAGCGTAACAACGTCTTTCGATGGTTCTTCTATCTTGCTGGTGATCCGGAGACAGGTAGCAATGTTGGTAGTGATTTTTATATTCAATGCATGAATGATGCTGGAGGTTCTGTTGCGTTTCCTCTTAGGATAGAACGGAAGACAGGTGTTGTTAAGTTGCAGGAGGCAATCCCTTCCACATCCACAACCACAGGCGCCTTACAAGTCGCTGGTGGTGCAGGTATCGCTGGTGCAATCAACACATCAGGCAATCTAACAATTGCAAAAGATAACCCCGTCATTACACTCAACCAAACGGGGACTGTCCTTCCACAGATGATGTCGCAAAAGAACGGATTGTTGCGCTGGGTTGTGGCGTGGCATGCTGGTGTGGAGAGCAGTGGCAACGCTGGTAGTGATTTTTCGTTATATTCTTTCAACGATGCTGGTGGCAGTCTGAAACAACCATTAATCATCAATCGCGCGACGAGTCTGGTGACATTGGATGGCGATCTGACGGTCAGTAAAGCTGATGCACAAATTCATTTGAAGAGCACCGCAGGTACGGGTGCATACATTACTACATACAAAGCGAACGCTGTTCGTTGGTCATTGCAGATAGGAAATTCCGCTGTTGAGAGTGGTAGTAATGCAGGCTCTGACTTTGCATTGCTTCGCTTCAATGATGCAGGAGCGTCTATTGATGCTCCTCTTATTATTTATCGAAACACGGGTAATGTTGCAATTAATTCAACAACTCCATCGACATCGCCGACCACAGGCGCGCTTACTATTCCGTATGGAGGCGTTGGTATTGCAGGTGCCTTGTATACCGGTGGCATTATTGTTATCGCTAAATCAACGCCTATCTTTTATATGAATGATCTTGGTGGTGCAGGTAATTATATATCCGCACAGAGGAATGGTTTGTCTCGTTGGGAAATGTCTCTTGGTTCTGGATCAGAGCCAGGGAGTAATGCAGGATCGGATTTTGTACTTAATCGTTATAGTGATGCTGGTGGTCTTTTAGGATCAGCGATTGTTGTTCGTCGCAACAATGGCGACACGACGATCAACGGCGGCCTCACCATCAACAGCAGCAGCGGCCTCAATATTAACGGCGGCGGCTTCGGGGTGGCAAGTGCTGATCCGACTTTGTACCTCCAAAAAGCGGCCGACGCGAACGCTGCGCAGATGTACGTCCAGTCAGGCGGCATCAGCCGATGGCTTTGGCGCTACGCCGATCAGACCAACAACAACATGCAATTGTATCGCTGCAACGCGGCAGGCGGGATTGTAGATGGGCCGTTTGGGGTTAATTGGGCGACAGGCAATGTAGCCATGTCTTCAAACATTCCTGCAACATCATCAACTACAGGCACATTGACTGTTGCAGGTGGTCTTGGCGTAGGAGGCAACATCTATTCAGGTGCGATGATCCACAGTCCATCCGGCATCACCGTGTCACCGTCGTTGCCTGACACGAACCACTCCATGACATTTGATGCAGGTATCAATGGTCCGTTTATTTCAGGATTTCTGGGAGTTGCTTTAGGTATTCAAGGTGTTAAGTCATTAACTATAACAGGCAGTGGACAAGAAATGAACCTTGGCACTCCTATTGCTGGATATAAATTTGGGATGACATTTCCGGGTGGAGGGACTCAGTACGGTTTTGGCATTAAACAGTCAGCAGACACGACTGTTGCAATTCAGTTCATTAACGCTGGTGGTGGTAACATGGGCAACATCTCAACAGGGACGACCACTGTTTCGTACAACACATCATCCGACAAGCGTTTGAAAAAGAACCTGAAGAAGTTTGACTCAAACAAGATCATCGACAAGATCGAGGTTTATGATTTTGAATGGAAAGAGACAGGTGAGCGTGGACTCGGCGTCATCGCACAGGATGTGTACGAAGTATATCCGCAGGCGATCACGCATGACGAAAGAGACGATAATTGGTTCGTCGATTACAGCAAGTTCGCTCCGTTGATGCTGCAAGAACTGAAGTCACTACGTGCTCGCGTAGGGAAGATCGAGAAGTCAACTAATCATAGAAGGGGAGTGTAAAATGCCTTTGATCCCGTGGCGCTTCCAATGCGATCTGATGATCGACGAGACTGGTGCTGCACCGAAAGTCACCGATGCCAATCCGTTTGTGACTGTGTTCGTCGCGGAAGTGTACACTCGTGACTCGACAGGCAAGAAGGTGCTGAATAGGGAGACGAGCCTTCCAATTCAGGTGAAGGCTTCGAACCTTGAAGAGTTCCTTGTCGCATCCACGTTGGACATTGATCTTCACAAGTATCCGCGTGAGAAGCTGCCAACTCCGGGTGTAGCTGAGGAAGTTGAGCAACCAGAAGAGGAAGAAGATACTGTTTCCACACCGAAACGGGGTAAGAGATGAACCGTCCGCAAGCGATTGCTATCATTCAGTATATCAGTCGGGCACATGGTATCATACCGACGACTGGTGCCGAATGGGATATGATCCGTCCGGGGCTTGAAGTGTTAGAAAGAGTCGCCAACGGTCGGACAGAGTTGAAAGAAGCGAAACCTGAGCCGACTGAGGTGATGAAAGACGCTTCATGACACGCAAACGAGCAGCACGGGTTTGGATATTCGTGCTGCTCATTGCGGCTCTTTACTGGTTGGTATACATCGGTGCTGTTTAGGAGGGAGCAATGGGTGCGAACATTTGGTTCTGGATCATCTATGTCTTCACACTGGTCTTTGGTGTATGGGGCATCAATCCGTGGCGACCATCAGGACAGCCGTGGGCACCGTTCGGCTCATGGTTCATCCTGTTCATCCTTGTTGGTATCCTTGGCATTTCTGTGTTCGGTTCTCCTATTCGGTAAGGCTGTTTGAGTCAAACATGACAACTGTTTACAATCTGCGTGAAGGCTCTGTGCAGTTCGGGTTCAACCGTTCTCGGCACAAGCTTCAGATCATGGGCGGGGGCTTTGGTAATGGAAAGACGACAGCACTTGCAATCAAAGCCCTCCAACTCATATCCGACTATCCGGGGAGCGTCGGTCTACTTGGCCGCGCCACATATCCGAAACTTCGGGGTACTCTCCAGAGGGTCTTCTTCGATTGGTGTCCGAAGGATTGGATATCCCGGATGCCTACAAAGGATGATAATACGTGCCATTTCAAAAACAAATCAAAGGTTGACTTCAGATACATCAATCAACGCGGACGTCAACAGGCTGACGGGCAAACAACGAGCAACCTGCTTAGCGCGTCATATGATTGGCTTGGCATCGATCAAGTCGAAGACCCTGAGATTACACACAAGGATATACTTGATCTTCTTGGCCGTCTGCGTGGTAATACGCCATATCGCCCGACAAGTGAAGATGATCCGTCGATGCCCAACACAGGGCCGCGGTGGATGATGTTGACTTGCAACCCGACAGCGAATTGGGTTTTCAAGGAACTTATTCATCCGTACATGATCTATCGTGATCGTGGGATCAAGGTGCCTACGTTGCCAGTTGATCCTATCAGTGGTGAGTGCATCATTGATCTATGGGAAGGATCGACGTACACGAACAAAGATAACCTTGAGGCTGACTATATCAGCACGCTTGAAGCGATGTATCACGGTCAGATGCGTGAGAGGTTCTTGCTTGGTGGTTGGGCTGCGTTCGAGGGACTTGTGCATCCTGAGTTTGACATTCGTGTGCATGGCCTGACGAGGCAAGAGGCTCTCGACTATATAGGGGAGAGTTTGACACGTCATGTTAGGGTCCGGCTTGTTGAAGGTTACGATTTTGGTCTGTCTGCTCCTACTGTTTATATGCTTGGCTTTGTAGACGAGTACGGTCGTGTCATCATCATTGATGGCTTCTATAAGCCGAATTTGAACTACACTGAGCATCTGAACGAGGTTGAGAAGATCAGACAACGGTATCTGACCAGCTTCAATGCTCGGTTGCGTCTGGACGATCCAATCAATGCCGACCCATCGATCTATAAGCAACAGGTCGTGAAGAACCACGGTGAGATTGGTGAGACTATCGCGACGTTGCTGGAAGGTCTTGGGATGGATATCAGGCCTGCGATGAACGATGTTGTGCCCGGTATCGCGAAGGTCAATGCATACTTGGCGGATCGCATTGGACTGCCGCACCTGACCGATCCGGACAGGGCAGCAGGTCCAATGCTATACGTTGTTGATGATCTGTCATGGTTTCAGGACGAGATATCGAACTATTACTGGAAGCGTGACAGTCAAGGCCGCTTGCAAGAAGCGCCACAGGAACACAACGATCATGCGATGAATACAATGAAATACATGCTCGCGTTTCTCCCACAGCCGAGCGAAGTCAAGCCACCGATCCCGATCAGTGCGAAGCCTTGGATGCAGTGGAGAGAAGTCGAAACGAGTGACCGAGCCTTTTAAGTTTGAGTCAAACAAGGATTTGAACAATGTCCGACATCAACAACCTGACCGACGATCCTGCGGATACGACAGATATTTTCGAAGCTGGAATGGAGAACCAAGAAGAACCGGAAGGCCCGCAGCCTCTATTCCGTGTGTATGAAGAGAGTAAGATCGTTGTAGGCAAAGCAGTCGGACCTGCATGGAAGAAGCGATACGACTCAGCGATTACCACGTATGAGCAAATCCATTTGGTGTGGGAAGAAGTCTTTCGTTATTACAACAACCATCAGGTCAAGGCTCAACAGTCTCCGATGGGCGTGTTCAAGCGTGGTGACAGTACCGAGAATATTATCTATTCCAATATCAACGTGATGCTTCCTGCCACGTATAGCAAAGACCCTCACTTTACTTGCTCCACTACAGATGCAGGCG